ACAAAGCGGTCGCGCAGGATGCGGTAAATCTGCTTGAAGCCTTCGCCGTGCGGCTGGCGCATGTGCGCCCAGCGAGATTTGTCTGAGTGCCACAGCGTGAACTGGACGTAGTGCGACATCTCGTGCGTGACTTGGATCAGGTTGCCGTGATCGACGTCGCCGTTCTGAACGAACATCCCGCCACAGCGTGGGTCGTTGTCGAACGACTTGTATTCGCGCCAGTAGACGTGGCCGTCTTTGGTTTGGCTTGTGATTGGGCGGAAGCCTATCACTTTGCCGGTTTCGACGTTTTTGATCTGCCAGTATGACAAGTTGATCAGGATGCGGTTGCGTCCCGCTTTGCTGCAGTTTGAGCTGTCGCGGTTAGGCTTTTTGACTTCCAGCACTTTAAGCGCCTTGGCTTTTTGTGCTTTTGTCAGTTTGTATGGCGTATCGTCTAAGCCGTCTAAGACGTTAGAGATCATGATTTCGATGAAACGGGTTTCGCGTTTTAGGTTTGTCATGTTGCGTGCCTCCCAGCACAAGGTTGATTCGCTTTATACCTAATGTTAACAAATTGTGAACATAGACACAAGCATTATTTTTTGAGATAGTGCGCTAAGCGGTTCGTCCTTCCACACCGCTAGAGCTTCGGCTCCCCCGCGCGCCCTCCCACGCGCGGGGTTTATTTATAGCGTTTTTCCTGTATTATGTGTGCAAGCCGTTAAAAGGAGATTAGTATGCCTAAGAAGGGTCTTTATGCGAATATCCACGCAAAGCGTAAACGTATTGCCGCCGGTTCTGGCGAAAAGATGCGTAAAGCCGGTTCAAAAGGTGCCCCAACTGCAAAAGCGTTTAAGGCAGCCGCCAAGACCGCTAAAAAGAAAACAGCAAAAAAGAAGGCAAAAAAATAATGTCAGCAACAACGACTACAGCTTCTAATTTTAAGCCATGCAAAGGCTGTCCGACACCAGCGGCGTGTAAAAAGGCCGGCGTTTGCATTGGAAGATTAAAAAAGGCGATCTAATGGGTATTCTTGATGACTTAGCAATGGGCCTCGGCTTTAAAGAGCGCACCGCAGATTACGATGCGCGTACGGCGCGTACTATTGCGGCTCAAGACGCCTACAAAGCGGCTAGCGGCTCAGAGGCTCAAAAAGCACACGCGATGTTTCAGGCGCGTAAAAACTTCAACCCTCAAACTGCGACTGGGAATGCACGAATTTTCCTAGACCGAACAGGTGGCACAGGGTACAACCCAACTCCTGCGCAAGATGATAGACCATTTACGCAGCGCTTATTAACAAGCCCAGCGAGCACGCCAAGCCCCAACCCATACGCTATTGGCCCCATATCAATGGATAAGCCTTTACCGAGATTTGGTTTACTTGGATTATTCACCGGCGGCATGAGTAATTTATTTAGTCGCGACCGCGATCCAAGCGCAGCTAATAATGTTGGCGAGCGCGCAATGGGCATGTTGCCATCCAACGGTATGGGCAACACGCCGCCTGTTGGCACGACACCTATTGGCACAAACGGTCAGCCTGAAACGACGTTCACTGAAGATTTTAGCGGCGTGGACGTTTACAATCCAGCGACGGACTACATCGAGCCTGACTTTTCGCAAACTATTCCTGCAACAACTGCAGGGCAAGAATTCGCGACAAGCCAAGATTTCTTAGACACAGTGCAATCTGCGATTGACACGGCAGAAACTGGAACAGCACCGCCGCTGTCAAACGCTAATTTTTATGATCCATCCGGTGCATACGGTATGCGTCAAGGTACGTCTTCTATTCGAAGAATGCCTAACGGTCGTTTTGTCGATACCTTAACAGGAAGAATAATTTTTTAATGGCTGAAAAGAAGAAAGATGCTCGGTTATCTCGTGTCGGCGTATCTGGATATAATAAGCCAAAGCGGACACCAAAGCACCCGACGAAGTCACATGTCGTCGTCGCAAAAGAAGGCGACAAGGTCAAGACGATCCGCTTTGGTCAGCAAGGCGTGTCTGGTGATAAGAAGTCTACGGCGCGCAGTAAGTCGTTTAAGGCGCGTCACGCGAAAAACATTGCTAAAGGCAAAATGTCTGCGGCGTACTGGGCAAACAAGGTGAAGTGGTAATGGACCCATTCCTGCGTAAACTATACGTCGACCTGACGAACGATGAGTACAACGCCTTCCGTCCGCGCGAAGACGACGTCGAAGGCCCAATGTACAGCGACGACACGATCCTGCGTGCGCTGCGCGCGTTAGAGCAAACCGAAGAGGGAACGCCCGAGCGCAACTACATGGTCGAGATGATGCGCCGTCGTGGTCCGCGTGTGGGAGCCGCTGCCGGTGGTGACTACGAGAGCAGCTACGAATACGGCCAAGATCGCTTTGACGACCTAATTGCAGATTACCGTGAATCCGACGGCCTACTTGGGAAAGTTGCAGCCGGCGGTAAAGCGGCTTATGGAATTCTTAATCCGCTTGGCGGCGCTTCTAATGTTGGGATGATGGACGGCCTTTTACGATACTTTATGGAAAAGCGACGGGGCGAATAATGGGTAAAGTTAGAAAAGCGATTAAAAGCCTATTAGCTGAAATAGAAGCTGGTAATTTAACTGACCAAGATGCAGCAATTCTCGAGCAGGGTTTGCTCGGAACAGTTGCAGGTATGCCCGATGCAATGAATGCCCAGCGCACACAAATTTCGGGAACACTACCGACTTATCTAAAAGCACGCGACCTAATCGGTGAGCGAGGCCGAGGTATCGATTATGGGGCTGGCTTAGGTTTAGGCGCACAGGCACTTGATCTAGACGATTATGAGCCGTTCCCGCGAGCAGGATATAATCCGAAGTATCGTGACCCACGTCAAATCCCTTCTAACTCATACGACCGTCTTACAAACTTAAATGTTTTGAATGTCGTACCGCGTGAAATCCGCGACCAAATTGTTTCTGATATGGGGCGCGTTATGCGACCAGATGGCGTTGGCGTGATTACGACACGCGGTCGCGATGTACTTAATGCTAAAAACCCAAGACTTGGACCTGAGCCAATGTCAGTAATAACTAGCAAAGATACATATCAAAAAGGATTTACGCAGTCTGAGCTTCGTGATTACTTGCGTTATATTTTAGGCGATAATTTTGACGTCGAAAGTGTTAAACTTGGCCCAGCGGGCGCTCGGATTAGAAAGAAGCGGTAATGGTTGAATTTAACAGATATCTCAGAAACGCAGGAAACTTAGGTTATTCTCTTCTGGATAACGTCATCGGTTTTGATGACGGGTACGACACAACTGGCGAATTGCTGGGCCGCTACATCAAGCAAGACCCGATGGGCGCCGCAAAGGTTATCGGCGGTAGTGTTTTGCAAAGCGTCGCAGACGCCGTAAAAGACCCCGTGGGGACGATTAAAGATACCGCGACAGGTATTGCATCATCAGCTAAAAGCGCGTCTGGCGGAGCCGCTGCGTACCTTCCAGAGGGTGTTGAGTTAAAGAACGCCACATACGAACAAATCCGCGACGCTAACGAGGCGTTTCTTGCGGATATCACGAACGTCGCGTCTGTCGTTCCAGCGGTTAAAGGTACAACGTCCGCGATCCGCGCAGCGGATAATGCTGTCGGAGCTGACGCGCGCGGGCTTATCCGAGCTGTCGCGCAGGGAGACTTGGAAGGCGTTGGCGAGGTTTTGCAGCGTGGGCGCGAAGGTCAGAGTTTGAGCGCTGCAGCCAACAAAGCAGCTAAGATTGCCGGTGTCGATCGCGTCGCAGTGCGTGGGTATGAGCCAAGCTTAATTCAACAACTAGAATCTAACATTGGCTTCCGTGATGAAAGGGGGCGAGCGTACCCTGAAGCTATTGAGGCTATAGCGTCGCAGTTTGGGCCTGACGGAAATCGACTTAACAATATTAAGCCTGACCGTAAAACCGGCCTGACCCACAATCATCCAGCATCTAACGTGCGGATGAACACGCCTATCGAAGAGCAAAAAGTTGCGACTAAAAAGCGCCGCGAAGCGCACGCGCGCAAGACGACAGAGATTAAGTTAGGAGATATGCTGACGCCAGCCTTTGGTGACCGCATGGTCGCAGACACAGATATTCTTGGTTTCTCTGGGCAAATGCTAGATAATCCAGTTTCTAAGTATGGCGGGTCTGGATACATACGAGACGCGATCAATGATCGCATCTGGGCGTCGGACGATAAAGTTGTAAATTCAATATATGAAACTTTAGAGCGTGCTGGTCGGTCGGGAAATCCGAGGCTTGTATATACCTCTATGGGTGGTCAGGCGTCTGACTTTGCGACTGATGATTTGATGCGACAATATTTGCGCAACGTAGACATTGATCCAAAATTGCGCCGCACATTGGCAGAAAAGTTAGTGGCCTCAAAAGATTTTACTGATCAAGACTTCTCAATGTTTAATCTGGTGGCTGGCGGGGGCGGTCGTCGCAATATGCAAAATCTTTTAGACGGCGTCGAAATGGATTTTGATAACCTAAACGGGTCTAATCGTCGGGCAGTTTGGCAGGCCATAGATAGCGCAGAATTCCGCGACGCTGGCATTCCTATGGGTGAGGCTCGGATCGCATTGACCGACCCTGACTTACTGTACGCAAACCCGTTTGATACCGGACTTAATATTGGGCGCCCAACACTAGGTGCAGGTGTTCAGCAAGATTCTATTCACCCTATATATCCAAGAGGTATTTTAGGTGAATACGACGGTAGCTTAGAGGTGCAGATACCTGCAGCGATTACATTTAGAGACTTTATGAATGCCCGCAGAGGTTATACCGACGGCTTCAAATACACTGCACCATCTGGCGATCAGCGTTCGTTTATGATGAGCCACACAAACTTAATTCAACCAGCCGACCAGCAAATGATCGATGAAATCGGTCTATTCAACGAATACTGGCGCAAGTTCAATCAGTAGGAATAAGCATGGACTACGAAACAAATGAAATGGCGCTTGCATTGCAGGCCGAGCTAAACCCAAACCAAATGGATGACGACGAGCTGCAGGGTATCGTTGGTAAGGAGTTTGAGGACGCCCAAGATTATATAGATAATTATGTTAGCCCAGTACGCGCTGCCGCGACCAAATATTACCGAGGCGAGCTATTTGGCGACGAAGAAGAGGGCCGCAGCCAAGTTGTATCGATGGACGTACGGGATACCGTACAGGCAATCATGCCTTCCCTCATGCGAATATTCCATGGCAACGAGCGCACTGTTGAATATGTGCCACAGGGTCCAGAGGATGTTGCGGCTGCTAAGCAGGCGACAGATTATGCGAACTACGTAATTAACCGCGACAACAATGGTTTCCTGCATATGCACGCAGCGTTCAAAGATGCGCTGATCCGTAAGGCGGGTATCCTGAAGTGTTACTGGGATGACCAGACAAAATTTGAAACACATGATTTTACTGGCATCGATGACACTGCCCTGAACGCCTTAATGGCTGACCCTGCCGCAGATGTTGAGATCGTGCAGACAGAGATGGTGGGCGAGCCACAGCTTGACCCAGTGAGCGGCCAGATCATTCCGCCGCCTGCGGTACACGCAGCCCGCGTTACTTACACGCACCCAGATGGCCGTGTGAAGTTGGAAGCGGTCCCACCAGAAGAGTTCATGATTTCGCGTGAGGCGAAGTCGTTAGAGGATTCAGGATACATCGCGCACCGCCGTATCGTTACCGTGTCCGAGCTTGTTGCGATGGGCTACGAATTCGATGAAGTGTCTGATTTAGGCGCGGCATACGATGACATGGAAACCAACGTCGAGCGGACAACGCGTAACCGTGCGCTAAACAACGAGATGAACGAGCGCACCGATCCTGCGATGAAAAAGGTTTTGTACGTCGAAAACTATATTCGCGTTGATTACGACGGTGACGGGATCGCAGAATTGCGCAAAATCTGTACCGGCGGTGACGGGTATAAAATTTTAATGAACGAGCCTATCGACATGGTCCCGTTCGCAGTGTTCTGCCCCGATCCAGAGGCCCACGACTTCTTTGGTCTATCTGTCGCAGATACCATCATGGATATCCAGCGCATCAAGTCATCAATCATGCGTAACACATTAGACAGCTTATCCATGTCAATTCACCCACGTATTGCGGTGACTGAGGGTATGGTGAATATCGAGGACGTTATGAACACCGAAGTCGGTGCAATTATTCGTCAGCGTTCCGCCGGTCAGGTGCAGCCACTGTCGATGCCATTTGTTGGCCGCGAGGCTTTCCCAGTGTTGCAGTATATGGATGAGTTGAAAGAGGCC